TTCATCACCCCCTCAGGGCCAGAAATCGAGGCCCCCCTCCCCTTACGTTCCGTCAGAACGGAGGAGCGTCGTTCCAGCCGGCGGGCTGGTGCTTGGCGGTCTCCTTGGAGTGGCACGAGTGGCACAGGCCGCGGCCGTAGGCCGGGTGGTTGTCGTCGAGGCCGGCGGCGATGAGCTCGCGCTTGCTGCGCGGGTGGTGGTCGGCGTGCTCGCTGGGCTTGCCGCACGGGTCGCCGTGGCCGTGTGCCTGCTCGGTGCACACGCAGGTGGGGTCGCGGGCCAGGACGCGTGCGCGGAAGCGGTCGCGGTGCTCGGCGCCGTAGCCCTGGGCGGTGGCGGAGGGGCGGGGGCGGGGGGTGCTGCAGGGGGGGCACTTGGCTGTGCCGGGCACGGGCGTACGCGGGCAGCCCGATGTGGTGCAGCGTCGTGGGGCGCGGGAGGGCACGAGGGTTCACCTCCCTTGGTGGGGTGCCACCCGGGAGGTGTCCAGGCTCCCGGGCGGCTCTCCCCACCACTCCGTCCCGGGAGTGGTCTGGTGTCTTGCGGGGGACGGCTACGCGTCGCAGAAGCCGAGGGAGCGCAAGGCGTCATTGATGGCCTTGCCTTGCTCCTCGGTCGTGGTGACGTCCTTGTACGTGAACCGTTGCGAGGCGAGCCAGTTGGCCTTGTCGCTGTCGAGGGCGCTGCACTGGTTGCGCGAGGCGTCGATGGCCTTGTCCTCGTACCGGACCGTGTCGGGCGCGGCTTTGCTCAGGGCGTCCAGGAGGTCGGCACGCTCTTGCCCGGTGGGCTTGGGCGGAAGTCCGCCGACCTTCGGTGTGGGGCCGCTCTCAGTGACGGGCTTGTCGGCGGGTTTGTCGGGCTCGGCCTCGGTGCTGCAGGCGGTGAGGGTCAGCAGTGTGGCGGCGGCCAGCGCGGCCGTGGTGTGGCGATTTCGCATCCGGCCAGGCTGGTGGCTGCCGCGTGCCTACGGGCGCGTATGGAGCTGTTGTGATGGGGCTGTGATGGCGTGTTCGGGCGCGCGGTCGTTCTACGGGGCGCTGATGCCGACGAGGCGTAGTGCGCGGGTGCGGGTGGCGAGTTCGGCGCGGGCGAGGTCGCCGTGGGCGTAGAGAGGGCGGCCGCGTTCGTCGAGGCCTGCGATGGGGAGGTAGCCGCGGGTGCGCCAGTTGCAGATGGCTTGGCGGCTGACGGCGGCTGCGTCGGCGGTGAGCATGCGGCGCCAGCGGGTGGCCATCAGGGCGGCCTGGGCGCCGTTGTAGAGGTGGTCGGCCACGTGGACCTCCCCGGGCATGCGTCAACCCCCGGCGCGCGGGGGCTGTTGTGGTCATGGGCACACGTGTGCTGCTGGCTCCATGTTCACGCTAGGTGGGGATCTTTGTCCAGCGGCATGGCCAACGGCCCGCCGCGCGGTGGGAGTGCGGGGCGGGCCGTTGTGACTCCGTGTGAAGCGGCCGATGACGTGCCCGGAGCAGTGTCCAGTGTGGCACGGGGGTGCGACAACTAGGCGCTGTCCTGGTGCTGTTGGGCCGCTATGAGCAGGGCGGTGCGGTACAGGGCGGGCATGATGCGGCGGGCGTGTGCGGTGTATTCGGCGGGTGTGAGGAGTAGTTCGCAGGCCACGCACTCGATGTACTCCTGCCAGTCCTCTTCGACGAGGCCGAAGGCGTGGCAGTGGGGGCAGGGGGCGTCGAGGTCGCGGTGGCGGGGTTCGGTGCGGGTGATGGCGCGTACGCGGCCGAGGAGTTCGCCGAGCTCCTGGTGGAAGTCGCCGGCCCATGGGGCGGTGAGGATCCATGGGAGGTATGCGGCCAGCCACGCGGCCCAGGTTCGTTCGGGCCGTTTGCCGGGGTTGGGGGCGAGGTGGACGTGGGCGGCGGTCATCTCTGCCCAGCCGCGCAGGTGTGTGTCGATGGGCAGGGGGCCGTCCTGGTCGCTGCGGGCGTCGCCGTAGGGGTCGGTGACGGTGGTGTTGGAGCCGGGGCCGAGGAGGGTGAGGACGTCGCCGCGCAGGGGCATGGGTGAGTGGGCGCGGCCGCCGTGGATGCTGCCCTGGGTGGGGTGGCGGTCCAGGTGCAGGGAGGCCTCGAGGAGCGGCATCTGTCCGGACAGTTCGCGCAGGAGCGCCCGGAGGTGGTGGGCGCAGCGGGGGCACACGCGGCGGCGTGTGCCCCCCTCGATCGCGCGGGGGCAGCCGGGCACGGTGCAGCTAGCCACGGTCGGCTCCGATGCCGCAGTCGCGGCAGATGAACCCTTGCGGCGGGGAGTCATTGCACGTAGGGCACTTGGAATCCTGTAGTAGCCGCGTTGGTGGGACGTCCAGGGCTTCCGCGAGCCACACCAGTTCGTCAACGGTTACCGCGCGCAGACTTCCCTGTGCGTGCTGGCCCAGCTCGATGCGTTGTAGAGAGCTCTGGTTGAACCGGTGACCATTCTCCTGGATCTTTCTGGTCAGAGCGCGTCCGGACATGCCTTGTGCCGAGCGGAGGCGCCGGACATTGTCTGCGACGGTCCGGGAGACGGACGTATCAGCGTCGGTGCGGGCGTTGCGGCCTCTCATCGCTGGGCCTTCTGGATCAGGGTGAACAGTTCTTCGATCGCCGTGGCGTCGAGGTGGTCCCATTCGCCGAGGGCGTAGCGCAGGCGTACGTCGATCTGGGCGGCGGTTGCGGTTTGGGTCCAGTGCTGGGCCATTTGGCGGGCTTCGTCGGGGGTGAGTTCGCCCTTCATGGAGCCGCGGGCGACGTGGACGTAGGGCTTGCCGGTGTGGGCGCCGGCGACGGCGGAGATTCTGAGGGCGGTCTTGCCCTTGGGTGCGGGGCGTCGCGTGCGGACGTCCGCGACCATGCTGCCGATGGTGTTGATGTCGAGTTGCAGCGTGGTGCGGAAGGAGTCGATGAGGGCGATGTCGGTCTCGGCGGCCGCGGCGGCTGCCATGAGGTCGCGGGCGGTGGTCAGGGCGACGTCGGGGGTGATGAGCGTCTGGACGGCGGGGCCCCAGTCGACGAGGCAGGCCGCGGTGCGGGTGCGGGGGTCGATGGTGGAGCGGATGCGGATGTCGTGTTGGGTCTGGTCGGTCATCGGCCGGCCTGCTGGGCTTGGTCGCAGTTGAGGTAGGGGTGGGGGGCGGTGCCGCAGCAGGGGCTGCAGGCCGGCGCGGAGGAGGTGGCGGCTGCGTCTTGGATGTGGAGGATGGCGCGGGCGGGGATGCTGGCGGTGAGTCGGCCGGTGGTGGGGTCGAGGAAGCTGGCGAGCAGGTCCAGGGGCCTGTCGTGGTTGATCGAGTAGAGGAAGCTGCTCAACGTTTCGCCGGGGGGCAGGGTGTGGCGGATGGTGCACAGTGCGAGGTCGTGTCGGCGGTAGGTGATGGTGAGGGTGGTGGGCTCGGTCATGGGGTTCTCCGGTGGGTGAGGGCTGGTCATGTCTACTGGCGGGTAGGGGTGTTGGGTCGCGCGCGGGCGCGCGCCTGCGATTGCGCGCGCGTGAACGCAGGCGCGCGCGAGGGTCAGCGGCAGTTGGAGCAGGGCTCGATGCCGCAGGTGCAGATGGGGTCCTGGTTGAGGGCGTCGTCGATGCAGCTGATGACGGATTCCCAGCCGCGGGTGTAGGCGCGGCCGTGTTCTCCGGTCTGCTGTGACGTGTGTGGGAGGCGTGGGATCTGGCGTACGCGGTAGATGGTGTTCGTCGCTTCGCTGCAGGCGTCGGAGGTGGCCTTCAACCGCTGGCGGAGATCGGCGCGCTGTTCACGTTCGTGGGTGAGGTCGGCTTGGAGGAGTGCGACGCGGTCGAGGGCGGCGGTCTCCAGTTCGGCTTGCTGGGCGCGGCGCCGGGTGGTGCGTTGGCGGTCGGCGAGGCCGGTGTAGATGGCGGCGACGATGAGGCAGCCGATTGCGAGTGCCCAGTGGTGGAGCGCGGCGAGGGTGAGGGAGCTCGCGAAGGCGAGGGCGGCGAGGGTGTACGAGAGGCGGTGGATCACCGCGGTGCTCCTTGGGGTGTGGGGGGTGATGTGGTAGCCGGAGTTGAGCAGGTGGGTCTCGATCTGGTGGGCGGCGGCGTCGAGGTCGGGGTGTGCGGGGTCGGTGGTGAGCCACCAGTCGTCGAGGGCGGCCTGGATGAGGGGGCGGTGGCCGGTGGCGGTCATCGCTGCCACCGGTGGGGCCGTACGCCGGTGTGGGTGCGCGGGGGGTTGGGCTGGCGGGGCGGCGGTGGGCTGGTGCAGGTGGCGATGTGGGGCTTGTGCAGTGCCTCGCCGGCTTCGGGGGTGGGGCGTTCGCGGGTGAGTTGGCGGACGAGCCAGCGGCCGGTGTGGTCGGTGCGTACGGCCTGGTTGCCGTCGGGGTTGCGGTCGGCGTCGACGGCCTGGGCGACGCGGTTGGCGGCGGTGATGCACCAGATCACCTGGGCGAGGCATCTGGGGCACAGGTCTGGGCCGTTGGGGGCGGGCGGGCGCGGGGTGGGGTAGGGCATCGCAAGGGTGTCCTTTCAGTCAGTCGGCGTAGGTCATGCGCTGGTCGTGGTCGGCGCACTCGCAGCCGCACTTGTGGGAGCGGCCGCATTCGCAGGGCTCGCAGCAGTAGTGCCGGCCGCAGTCCTCGCAGTTGAAGTAGCCGCAGTCCTCGCAGCGGTTCGGCATGGGTGGTGGTCCTTTCGGGGTCGGGTCAGGTGCCGGTGGGTTCTAAGGCGGGGTCGGGCAGGGCGCGAGGTGGGGGATGTGGTGGGTGTCCGGTGCGGCGGTCGGCGGCGATGTCGGCGCAGACGTGGCAGCGGTGGCCGGTGGTCCACAGGACGCCGGTCTCGCATTCGGTCAGGCCGCAGCCGAAGCGGGGCAGGGCGGCGCCCAGGAGCCAGCGGCCGGGATCTTGGATGTCGGCGGTCATGACGGACGCTGTGCGGGCTGTGAGGCGGGCGCGGAGGCGCTCGGGGGTGGCGTAGGTGTCGAGCTGGCGGCCGGTCTCGCGGGCGATGCGGCGCATGAGGTAGGGGCTGATGCCGGGCAGCAGGTGCGCTACGGGCTCGAGGGCGTGCCAGATCCGCGGCGCGAGGGTCAGCGGCGGTCCGGCGTACGCAGGCGGCGCGATCGCGCTACCGGCGGTATCCACGGCTTTACTACCGGTATCTCGCCTACGGCGGATGGAACCACCCAGCTGCGTTGTCCCCCGGTCGTTCAGTCCTAGGTCTTCCTTATACGCGGGGGATCCGTCATCAAGATCGGGACCCGATCCGTCACCAGGATCAGGGGTCGTCTGCGGCTCGTCCGCGGCGTGGATGGGGTGGTCGTGGACGGTGAAGGCGTGGCGGCCGCGGTAGCCGGCACGGCGGCCGATGGTGATCCAGCCGAGTGCCTCCAGCTCGTCCAGGAGGCGGCTGACGGTGGCCTCGGCGAGGGACTGTCCGGCGCGCGGCCCGGAGTGGTGGCGCAGCAGCGAGGCGAGCTCGGCGAGGGTGGGCTGGTGCTTCTTGACGACGGTGGCGTAGCGCAGGCCGAGGTAGAGGCGGTGCAGGAGACCGCGCAGGGTGTCCGCGGCGAGCACCGGGCTCCACACGAACGGCTCGCCCTTGTCGAGGTCGCGGCACCAGCGCTCGGCGGTCTGCCCCGTCCCCGTGATCTTGTGGGTCTTGCGCTTGGTGAAAAGTTCCTGCACACCGTCCGTCGGCGCGGGCTGTCCCAGGCGGCGCGCGGCGCGTTCGCCGCTCGACTTCGACCAGCCGAGATAGCCGGCAATCTTCTCCATCGACGCGGTCGCCACACGGTGGCTGGAGAGGGCCTTGACCTTGACGTAGAAGTTCGTGTCGCCGGGCGCGTACGCCTCGGCGTCGTAGACGACGCGCAGCGGTGACTTCACCCATTGCCCGCGCCCAGCACCACCGGCCCCGCCACAAGAGTGGCGGGGCTCGGAGGCGGCAGACGCGGGCACGGTGGTCACGGGGTGGCGGTGTCCTGGTCGTCGGGGTCGGGGATGGTGTAGGTGGCGCCGCAGGGCGCTGTGCGGATGCCGGGGCCGGTGTGGCGGTGCACGTGGCCGCAGCCGCCGGGGCCGTCGCAGTGGACGGTGTATTCGGTGCGGCCGCAGGTGACGATCGGGCCCGCTGGTACGGCAGCGGGGCCGCCCCACCGGACGGGGTCGGCGGGGAGCAGCGACAACTGCCGCTGCTCCCCGGGGTGGTCAGAGGCCGTCAAGGTCGACTCCCAGCCGCCGCAGGTTCGAACGCATGTTCATCCAGGACCGGCTGCCGCCGTTCGGGGTGCGCGGCATCGTGATCGTCACCCCGGCCGGGCCGGTCACGCGCCAGTGGCCGGAGCCACCGACGCGGACCGTGCATCCCTGCCGCCGCAGTCCGCGTATCAGCTTCTCGGTGTCTTTCCGGCTCATCCGAGCTCCTTGTCTGGGCCCGGGCAGTCCCGGGCGTGGTCGGTGTCGATGCCGGCAGTGAACTGGGTGACGTCGTCGGCGCCTTGGGCGGTGTAGGCGCAGCCGTGGCGGCAGGTGAAGCGCGCTTGGGGCAGCCGGAGCCAGAGACCGCGCTTGGAGTGGAAGTCGCCGAGGTCCACCCACAGGCCGGGCAGGTCCGCCGGCGGCCACCGTCCGGCCACCGGCTCAGCCGCAGTCGTGGACGTCGGGGCCAGGCCGCGGCCGCAGGTTGGGCCTGGGCCGAGGCCGCGGGTTAGGTCTGGGCCCAGACTTGCTCGCCGCGGCGGGGCTGGCGTGGTCCGAGGTGAGCTGGGACACGGCCAGCGCCGCCCGGCGGGTGCAGTCGCCGGGATCCTTGGCGGGGACGCATCCGGCCAGAAGCAGCCCTACGGCTGCGGCCAGTGCCGGCCAGGTGCGCGTCATCACAGTGGGTCTCCTCTCGTATCAGCGGCCAGGCGGAAGGGCGGCCCGCCCCGGGCGGGGGCGGGCGGGGCGGACCGCCCGGTCATCAGGCGCCGTGGCGGCGCGGGCAGGGGGACGGAAAGTGACGGCCGCGACGTCCAGCGCATCGCCGTCAGCCAGCAGGCCGAGCTGCAGGGCGTTGCGGTACGCGTCAGCCAGCACCGCCACGGCGTAGTCGACGGCGTCCACCGCGGTGCAGCCGGTGCGCATCAGATCGGTCAGGTCCGTGCCCAGGCCCTCGCGGAAGGGCACGAACAACCCGCCGCCATCAGCCACCTGGCCGGACTGGCCGACCAGGGCGGCCGGATCGCCGGCCACCACATCGGCCACCGGACCGGCCACCCGGCCACCGGCCGGCCCCTGGTCGGCCACCCGGCCTGACTCGTCAGCCGCCTGGCCGGTCTGGTCGGCCAGGATCCGGCCGACCTGATACCGGCTGATGCCCATCCGCTTGGCGATGGCGCGCGCGCTCAGCCCCTCCTCCTGCGCCAGGCGGCGCACCGTGGCGTGCCGCTCCGCGCGGGCCGCCGCCCCGGTCTGGGGGACCTGGGCGGCGGCGGTCTCAGTAGTACTCACAGCTCGGCCGCCGAGCGCTGGGGCACGGCGGAGGGCAGCGGCTCCTGCGCCTCGTACGGCGGGCCGCACGTGCAGGCCCCGTCGTCCGCGCCCTGACCGATGGCGCACGCGCAGTGGATCGGGCCGAGCGGTCCCTGCACCGTCTGGCCGTAGCAGTTGTCGCAGGTGCCGGGCTCCCACTCCTCGACCTCGATCTCCTCGAGGGAGTCGTCGTGGTCATAGAAGCTTTCGTCGTGACCGATCATCAGCGGGCACCGCCGTCGTGCACGGTGCGGCCGTCGCGGACGATGGTGAGGCGCTGCGGCCCGGCCTCGAACCAGAGCTCGTACAGCGGGTCGTCGGTGGCGTCGGCCTCGAACGCCGCCAGGCCGGTGTCGGCGTCATCGTCGGTGTGGCTGTGGCAGAGCAGGCGGAGCTTGAACAGCCCCTGGTCCTCGATGGCCTCGACGAGGTACGTCTCGCCGACCGGAGGGATGGTGCCGGCCTGCTCGTAGTGGACGTGGACGATGTCGCCGTGCCGTGCCGGGTACCAGGCCGCCGACGTCAGCGCCCGTTCCCCGGCCATCAGGGCGCCGAGCTCACCACCGAGATCCCGGGCGCGCTTGGCGTCCTCGGCCTGCGCCAACGGACTCCCCTGTCCGGCGTCCTGGGCTGCGAGGAGAGCGGCCTGGATACGGCGGGCAAGCATGCCCACCTCCATCACCCAGGAGATGGTGACGTCCTCGGGACTGTCCGCGCAGAACTGGCCGATGGTGAGGTTGGCGGGAGAGACGCCGGGGACGGGCTTGCTCAATGCCTCGGTGATGATGCCGAGCTGTACGTCACGACGCATGGGGCTTTTCCTCTTCGGTGGTGTCAGTGGTGGGGCGGGGCGTGCCGCAGGGCACGCAGGTCGCGGTGCCGTGGCCGTCGTCCTCGTGCGGGCGGCGGCCGGTGCAGGGGCCGTGGCAGGGCAGCAGCAGGACCAGGCGCACGTCCGCGCCAGCCGGAGCCGGGTCGAACACGGCGTACGGGTGCGGGGACGGACGGGGGCGGTGGCTGCGCCGGGCAGGCCACAGGGCGGTGCACACCGCGCAGGCGGCGGCGAAGGCCAGCAAGACGACGGCGATCGAGGTGGTCACCGCGAGGTCATCTCCAGCCACACCGAGACGGCGCCCGCGTGCTGCAGGAACGGCAGCAGCCAGTGCCCGGTGGCCCACAACCCCCCGCAGAACACGGCGAGCGCCGTCACGTTGGAGGCCACCGTGTACTGCATCCGACGGGCCAGCGACAGCTCGCCGCCCTGCTGCATCCGCGGCGCACCCTTGGCGCGCCGCTGGCCGGGCGCCAGCGCCGCGGCCGGGGCAGTGATCCGCCACCCCGCGGCCCGCAGGTCCTCCGCCTGCTTACGCGCGATGGCGCGGATCTCGCGGTCCGGCAGACCGGGCAGCTCGATCATGAGGCGGGCAGCGAGCACGTCCACGGTCGCCTCGGCCACCACACCGGCCCGGACGGCCGGTGCACGTGCCTTGGACAGCGCGGCATGCAGCGACGTGGTCAGTCTCATCGGGGGCCTCCGGTACGGCGGTGGCGGGCGTGCGGACGGGAGCGGGCCACAGGCGGCTCGGACGGCTCCTCGGGGCGCACATGCGGGGGCGGCGTCCTGTACGGGGCGGGTCTGGCGGGGGCGGCGAGGCGGGCAGTGACCCACCAGGCGACAGCCCTCGACAGGTGCAGTCGCCGGACGGGAAGCGGCGCCGGGCCGGGCGTCACCTCGTGGGCGTGGGCCAGGTCCTGCGCCGCCCACGACGGCGCCGGCGGGGGCGGGGCCTGGGTGACCCTCCCGGCAGGCCGGCGGGCGGCCTGGGCGTCGTCCCACCCAAGAGCCGTGAAGAACGCCCCGAGCAGGACCCCCGCATCCAGGAGCAGCCAGACGGGGTTCTCACCGTCGACGACGGTGATCGCTACGGCGTACGCCATGGCGATCACGCCGGAGACGGCGAACGAGAGCGCGGTCGCATTCATGAGGCCGTCACCCGCCGCTGCTTGACCTCGGCTGTCCGGCGGGCAGCGTCCGCCAGGCATCCCTGGCACGCGGGCTCCCCCGCGCGTCGGTGCGCCTCGTAGCCGGCGTACGAATCCCTGCCGCACGTGAGCTGCCTGTCGGGCACGAGGTGAAACAGCGGGCTGTGTACCCGGGTGGAGGCCAGGCCCTCGATGTAGCCGGCCAGCAGGACCGGGTAGTCATCGGCTGTGCGCAGCCGCCAGACCTCCCTCTGCGTGTCCGCCCCCGCGGTGCTGGCACGGCCGCGCTCGAACATGACCAGAAACAGCTGCTGGTCCACCAGCTCGAGGTCCGCGCAGCGCAGTTCGGCGATCTGAAGTGGTGTCACGGGGCACCGCCCCCGGTCACGTCCTGGGCGGTGAGCCACCCGGCGGCCATGGCGAGGGCCACCGCATGGCTCAGGTCCCGTGCGCCGAGGAGCTTCACGATCCGGGACCGGCGCGACTTGAGCGTGTCGACGCTCACGATCAGCCGCAGCGCGGTCTCGCCAAGCGTCTCCCCCGCCGCGGCCGCGGCCAGCGTCTCCAGCTGCTGGGGCGTCAGCGGACACTGCCCGGCGAGCTGCCGGCGGTCGGCCACGTGATGGTCCACCAGGACCTTGCGGAGCCGTCCGACTTCCCCGAGCAGTACCTGGCGCGCACGGTCCATCTGACGCGCCTGGCGCAGCAGGTGGACCTCGGCCTCGGTGCGGGGCCGCCAGGGCTGCCCCGGGAACGGCGGCCGCGGCAGGACCAGACCGGCACGCACGATCGTGGCGAGGACGCCCGGAGGGATCGGCCCGGTCACCGGCCCTCACCCCCGCCCGGGTGATCCGCCGAGTGGACGTCGCCCTTACGGGTGTCCTTCTCGGCAAGCTGCCCGCTGATCCACTTGGCGGCCGCGGCCACCGACCGCAGGTTTTCAGCGACCCGAGCGAACCGGACGCTGCTGATGCCGTACGGGCCCTCCGCGCTGGGCACGGCGGCCGCCGACCACAGCACGCCGCCGCGCCTGCCGCGGGCCTGCGTGATCGTGCCGGCCACATCCGCCTCGCTCACCCGCTGGACGCGGTTGCGGGTGACGAGGAAGTCGTGCGGCTCGTCCGACACCGCGCGGCCGATGTACAGCCACGGCTCCCCCGGCCACAGATACAGCCCCGCGACCTTCCGCGGCGCCAGTCCGTACCCGAGGTGCGCGGTGCTGGTGGTCGTGACCTTCAGGTCCTCGCCGTGCAGCAGATGCGCGCTGCCGCAGGAGGAGCACACGATCCGCACCGTGGTCTCGGTGTAGCGGTTGTCGTGGCCGCAGTCCTCGTTCGGGCAGGAATGACCCGGCCCCTCGTAGGTCCTGCGGAAGCCGCGGTGGTCGTCGCGGAGCTCCACCGTCCACGAGGGCCGCTTGCACTCCGGCCGGTGGGCCAGCAGGTCCCAGCCGAGATAGCTGTCCTGAACGCTCGTCACCGGACACCGCCCCCGGGCTTGGCACAGGCGCTGCACAGGTCGGCCATGTACCGGTTCGGCACCCACGAGCAGCCGCCCTCGCAGGGGGTGTTCTCGGTACAGCCACACCCCACGCAGCTCGCTTCGTCGACGTCGCCGCCGGACAGCATCGGCGCTTGTCCGGCAGCGGCCATGCAGTCGGCGGCCGCGAGCTCGACGCCGGCCGCGGTGATCGCGGAGTTCACGCACCAGGACGAGCACCACCAGCGCGCCGGGCCGTCCGCACCGTGCACGCGCACCTGGATCCAGCCCCACACCGTCGGATCCGAGATGTCCAGCTGGGCGTCGGTGAGCCCGCAGCCGGCCGTGGTGCAGGCCTCGGCCGCGTGGAGCGAGGCCAGCAGCAGACCGCCCAGGGCCAGGCGCTGCTCGTCATCGAGGACCAGCGTTGCCGGTCCACCGCGCACGGTCGTGCACAGCACCAGCGTCTCCTCGCCCGGCTCGTCGCCGGCGGGACCCATGACGGTCCGGTTCCACGTGAACGTGAGCGGCGCGGTGGTGGGGGTGCGGCCGTCGGCGGCGGTGAGGATCTCGTGGACCGCGATCAGGTCGGCGGTCGGCCGGCCCACGCACAGCTCGATGACCGCGCGGAGACGAGCGCGGAACCACTCCAGTGAGGCGCTGCCCTCGCGCAGCTGCCGGAGCTCGGCGCGGTACTCGGCCGCGGCCTGCTCACGGGCCGCGACGGCGATCTGCTCGGCCCGCTGCGGGTCGAACAGGATGCCGGCGTCCTCCTCGGCCTGGGCGATCTCGGCCGGACTCTCGTGACCCTGCTCGATGGATGCGCGGATCACGCCGGTGGCGGCCTGCACCGGGGTCGCGGGCCAGGACACACCATGGACGTCCATGTGCTGTACGGCCTCGGTGTGGGGCAGACGAGCGCAGGGCCACTGGCCCATGACGTAGCCGGGGCGGCGGGCGTCGCACAGCGTGTCCGCAGGTGCCGGGATGGGATGGGTAGGCTGTGGGATCACGGCCTGCCTTCCTTTCTTTCGCTTCGGTTGGGCGGGCTCGGGGTCGTCGGGTCGCAGCCGGCGACCCCATTTCTGTGCTCAGGCCGCGCTCTCCCCGCGCTGCTCCGCCGGGCGCAGACAGGCCCGGAGCAGAACAGCAAGGCGGCCGATCTCGGCCTCGGTGAGACGGCAGCGCGGGCAGTCCGGGGGACGCAGGCCGTGGTCGCACGGCGCGGTGAACCCCGCCTCGAACGCCTCCTGCGGCGTACGGCAGACACGCGGACCGGGCACCTGGCTGCTCACGCCGCCTCAGTCCCCGCCGGCTGCGGCTCAGGCGGCATCAGGTCGACGATCGAGCACTCGAGGGCCTCGGCCAGGCGCCGCAGCACCTTCGGGGACGCGCCCCGCCGTCCGCTCTCGATCGCCGACATGTGGGCCGTGGAGAGCTCTGCCCGGGCCGCCAGCTCCGTCTGATTCAGGCCAGTCTCGATCCGCTTACGGCGAAGTCGCCCGGGATCTTGGTTTCGGCGGTGCATCATGCGTCGAGAGTATGAGTAAGTACGAGAAAGAGCAAGGTGGATGGGAGATGTACTTGAATGAAGTCTGCACACCCCCGTACAGAACAGGCTGACCTGCGGTAATTCGCTAAAGTTCGCTAAACTTCACTGAAGTCGAACCCGGAGAGGGGCCCGATGATGACTGCGCCACCCCACGAGGCGCACCAGCCGCCTCCCGAGGCGGATCTGATCCGGATCGCTCGTCTGGCTCGAGGGCTGAGCCCTGAGAAGGCCGCCGAGTTGACGCACATCAGGCTCGGCGGCGGCCGATGGCGACATATCGAGCGCGGTTACCAGATGAAGAACCGGCCGGTGCGGGCACCTGGCAAGACGCTCGCGCACATGGCGCACGTCGTCGGCGTCACGCCGGAGCGGCTGGCCGAGGTGGGGCGGGAGGACGCGGCCGAGGTTCTCCGGGAGATCCTGCGCCAGGAGGCGGAGGCCGAGGCCGAGCAGGAGCCCGTCTACGCGGACCTCTCTGACCGGTTGGAGAGTGCGGTGTGGGGGATGGACCTGTCCCTCGAGGACCGGAAGACGATGGTCGATCTGCTGCGCCAGGCCAGGGCCGAGGGCCGGCAGGGGCGCAGCGCGTAGGCCGGCGTGTGGGCTGGGGTGATCACGCAGCGGAGTGTTGGTGTCTTCTTGCATTTCGACTGCTTCAACCCCCGATAGGCACCTACACTCGCCCGCATGATGGCTGCCCCGCACGGCGTACGGCCGAAACGCGTAGGGATCTACTGCAGGTTGAGCTACGCCCCCGACGGCTCTGTGGAGAAGGTCGAGCGGCAGGAGGGCGACTGCCGGCAGCTCGCCGAGCGGCTCGGCTGGCCCGTGTCCGAACAGCACGTCTTCCCGGACAACTCCCGCTCGGCGTGGCAGCGCAACCGGCGGCGGCCGCAGTGGGACCGGATGCTGAAGGCGATCGACGCCGGCGAGATCGACGCCGTGATCGTCTACCACGGTGACCGGCTGATCCGTCAGCCGTACGACCTCGAGACGATGATCAGCATCGCGGACCAGAAGGGAATCCGGATCGCGTCGCCCTCGGGTACCCGCGACCTGGACAACGCCGACGACCGGTTCATCCTGCGTATCGAGGCGGCGCAGGCCTGCCGCGAGTCGGACAACATCTCCCGCCGCACCAAGCGCGGGCATGCGGCGCGCGCGGTGAAGGGCCGCGGCCAGTCGGGCGGGAAGCGCCCGTTCGGGTGGGGCGCGCCGACGGGCCGGACCCGTATCCGGGTGGACCGTGCGACCGGCGACGAGAGGGAGGTGCCGGTCCTCGACTACAACCAGACAGTCCCCGAAGAGACCGAGTACCTGATCGAGGCGGCGGACCGGATCCTGGCAGGGCTGAGCCTCGCCGGGGCAGTGCGCTGGCTCAACGAGGCGAAGGTGACCACCAGCCAGGGCGGGCCGTGGACATCGCGCGTACTGCGCAGCCTGCTCATATCCCCGCGCGTCGTCGGTCTGATCGAACGCGAGGGGATCTTCTACGAGGCCGCGTGGAAGCCGGTCATCCCGCGCGAGACGTGGGAGGACCTGCGGGCGCTGTTCGCCCGCAACAAGGAGGCGAGCACCAGCCCGGGCGGGCGGCGCGTGCACCTGCTGTCCGGTGTGGCCGAGTGCGGGTCCTGCGGCAGCAACGACATCCGCACGAAGCCGATGGGCGGGAAGCGGCGCAACAAGCTGCCTGGCTACGCCGCATACCGCGTCTACTACTGCCGTGCCTGTCACGGCGTGGGCCGCAACCTCGCCCTCCTGGACGCGTACGTGGACGGCCGGATCGTAGGCCTCCTGAACGATTCCCGGTTTTTCGCCGAGGTCCAGAGCAACGCCGTCAGCGGCAGGCCGGGCATCGGCGCGGAGATCGCGGCGCTCGAGCGCCGCAAGGAGGAGCAGAAGGAGAAGCTGGACGCTCTCGCCGATCACCCGGACGTCGACGCGGACGTGGCGGTGCTGGGGCTCGCCTCCTACGACCGGAAGATCGCAGGCCTGCGCAACCAGCTGGCGGCGTCGGCGAATCAGCGCCTGATCGCCCGGATGATCGGGATCACTCACGAGCAGTGGCGGCAGGAGACCGTGGACGTGCGCTCCACCGTCGTACGGATCCTGTACCGCGTCGTGATCCTGCCGGCGACGCAGAGCGGTCCCGGTTTCGACCCCGAGAGCGTGAGCCTGGAGCGCCGGCCGCTAGGTGCGTAGGCAGGCCTCTGCCTCGGCCCCGGGTGGTGAGGCGGAGGCGTAGACGCACGTCCCGTCGTCGTCCTTCTGGCCGTCTTTCTCGCCGTCTCGGCCGGGCCCGGGCGGGGCCTCGGGGTCCGTTGCGCGTCCTCGCCGCCGTGGCTCGACCGCTGGACTGTCCCAGATGGTGGGTTCGCTGTCGGTGACGAGGGGCTCTGCGGGCTGTGCTGCAGGCGTCTGCTCTGCGGTCGGTTCGGCCTCGTCGGCGGGCAGGACGGGGGCGGTGGTCAGCCCGGGCTCGGGGACCTGGTGCGGCTCGGCGACAGGTTCGGTATGAGTGACCGTCACCGTGGGGGCAGGTGCGGGGCGCTCGGCGTCGTGATGCGTGCCCGGTCCGCCTTCCAGGGCGAAGTACAGCAGCGCGGCGGCCGCGGTGACGGCCGCCGCGGCGGCGGGGAACTGCGGCCGGTGCCGCAGCCAGTACGTCCGCATCCCTGCACCGATTCCGGCGATCAGGGCGGCGACGGCGCCGCCCTGGATCACCCGGAACACCGGGCGCCTGTGCTGCTCCTCTTCGGCCGCCTGATGCTCGGTACGCGCGGCGGTGACGGCGCGGCCCACCAGGTCCAGCAGCTTCTCCCGCCGCTGCGGCTGGGTTTCCTGACGCGCTGTCTGCAGGGCCTGGTCGATCGCGTCGAGCCGGTCACCGAGGCGCTCAAGGCGCTCCACCCGGTCTCCTTCGGGTTGTATTGCGGGGAAAGAGAAGGATTGTTACACCGGCACTGTCCGGCGCACAGCGGCGCACGCACCGTCAACTCGCGCGCCCCCATGGGCGAAAGCCCCGGCCGTCCGCGACGGGGGGCGCGGACGGCCGGGGGTCATCGGGTACCGCGCCGGCAGTCCGGATCGTCTGCGGGGTGCTCGTAGCGATCCGGCTTGGCTGCGCTCGATGAGAACTGCGGGACGCGTACGGCTTCGCCCTTGATCGGCTGGTCGCACCAGCGGCAGATGCGCGTCCCGCTCATTTCCGTCATGACGGCTCCCGGTACAGCGGGTTGCCCGGCGCGGGGGTGACGCGGAGGAACGCGGTCACGATCTCGCGGAATCCGGTGTGGCCGGTGGCGCCGGTGTGTGCGATGGCCCACGCGTCCGGGCCGGGCTGGCCGTTGCTGGGCTCGGAGCGCTCGTGGCAGCTGGTGCACTCGGTCTCCCGTACAGGCGGTGACGCGCCCTCTTCGCGGTCCGGGCCGATCGTCCAGTCCGCGAGCTTGACGACGGCGCGCACGCTCACCGGGCGGCCCGTGTGGTGGTGCAACGCGCGCAGGTGCACGGCGGGAATCCCCCCGTGGCTGGGGGGTCGTTGTAGGTGATCGTCCGCTTCCTGCCGGTCTCGTTTCTCTGTCCCGTAGCGGGGTTGATGCGGTAGACACGAAGGGTCATGGCCACGCCTGGCTCCCATGGCTGGTCCGGATAGCAGCACTCGCCGCAGCACTCCAACACAATGCGTGAGTGAGTTAACTCAGACGGTAGGACGCGCGTGAGTTAACTCGCAACCCCCTTGAGCTAACTCACCCTCCCGTGGAACGCTCACCCCATGCATCCGTACGAGCGCATCGCCGAGTCCTACCGGCAGACCATCCGGGACGGCGAACTCCCCGCAGGCTCCCGCCTGCCCAGCGTGAAGGAACTCGCCGAACAGCACGGCGTCTCCTCCACCACCGTCCGGCACGCCCTGTCCTGGCTCCAGGTCGAGGGCTACATCGTCACCACCCAGCGCGGCTCATTCGTCGCCGAATCCCCCAATGCCGGGCCCAGCCCGCGCGACCGCCTGCTGCGTACCTACCGGACCGGCAGCTTCCTCGCGGCCGGGGAGACCAAACGCGTTCTGTCCGCAGCCCTGTGCGTGCCGCCTCTCTACGTGAGCGAGCTCTTCGACCTGGATCCCGGCGAGCAGCTGGTGCGCCGCGAGTACGTCACCGGCCAGGGCCGCAGCAGAACCATGCTGGCCGTCGACTGGTATCCCGCGCACTTCGCCGAGGCCGTTCCCGACCTGCTGGGTACCCAGCCCGGAGGCAGGACCCCGACCCACCCGGGCCGCGGCAACGATCTGCTGACCCAGATCGAACAGAAGCTGGGCCGCCGGGTCACCTCCGGCCGTGACGCCATGCACGGGCGGGACGCGGACGAGAGGGAGGCGGCACACCTCGCGGTGAAGGCCGGGTCCCCGATCCTCGCCGGGGCGCACGAATGGTCGGACGAGCAAGGGCTGGTCGTGTATGGGGAGTGGTGCCTGCCGTACCGATTCGTCATCGGCTACGAATACGCAGTCGAGTAGCCCCACCGCGACAGCTCATGTGCGCGGCCGCGGACGCCAAATCCCGCGGGCAGATGTTCCGCCAGCTCACCCTCAAGGGCTGGCACCCGCAAGCCGCGCTGGACTTCATCGCCCATCTGACCAGCCGGTAAGACACCGACGCCGGGACGGGACGACTCCGCCCCTCCCAGGGCGGATCCGTCCCGCGTTACCCTGCCGGGCACCGACCGCACCCAACCGAAGGAACAGCAGACATGGCCACCCTCCACGAGAGGTACCCGGCGCTTCACTGGTTCACCGCGAACCATCTCCCGCAGGAACTGGCCGACGTGGTGGCGCCGTACGCGGTCCTGGCCATGGACACAGCCCTGGCCAACGTTTCCAGCGATGAAGTCCATGTGACCCTGCGCAAGCTCCTGGAGGCCAAGGACGCGGCGGTACGGGCCGCGATCCTCACCAGAGAAACAAACGGGTAAGTCACGCTCCCCGTGCAGTGGTTGCCCACAGCGCCCCCCAGGATTCCGGCTGGGCATGACGAAACGCCCCCTCTCACGCTCGATGCGCGGGAGGGGGCGTCGTTGTGCTGATGGTGTCAGGCGGTGGTGCTGTCGGTGATGAGGCCGAGGGTGGCGAGTGCGGTGAGCAAACTGGCGAGCGCCGAGCCGTCGCCCCGGGAACCGGTGACGGTCTGCCTGCTGACTGGGGCCTCGCCGTGGAAGCCAAGCTGGTCGGCCGCTCCGTCGATGGTGTGGGCCACGGTGCCGAACAGGGCGTCCGCGTACTCGACTTTCCCGGCCATCTGGACGTTCTGCGCGTCGGCGGACAGACGGAAATAGGAGCGCTGGTTGCCGTCGAAATCGGTACCAGACCAGTTGCTGATAATCAGATCAGCGCCGGTTGCTTCCAGATCCAGAGCCCCGCCACCACGCCTGAGCCGGTATCCCTTGCCGGTGCCGAGGATGCTCAGGTCGGCTCCGCTGACGACCACCGGGCCGGTGAACGTGGCCCCGTCCAGCGCGGCGAGTGCGGCGAGCGCGGCGGCCAGGCCGGTGATCTGCGCCTGGGTGAGCGTGACCGGGTCGGAGCCTGCTGCGGCGTGCGTTCCCGCGTGAGCGGTCGGCGTGCGGGCGTCGGACAGACGGGCATCATCGCCGGCCGCCACGGTCCCGGCTCCCGTCCCCACGTCCAGGACGGCAGCACCGCCGAGCCCCAGATTCGTGCGGGCCGTCGCAGCGTCGGCGAGATCCGCCAGGTTCTGTGCTTTGGCCAGGAAGTCATCGGCCGGTGCCAGGACATCATGCTCGCCCTCGACCGGATCGGTGATCAGAACGTCCGGCAGGACCACGGTGGGTGTGTCTGCCGGCAGCTGGAGATGACGGGTCCAGTCCGCTCCGTTGATGATGGTCGCGTCGACCTGGTACGTCCATCCGGTCGGGCTGATACCGGTGGCATCGGTCGCCACCAGCTCGAGGGAGAACTCACCGCCGACCAGAGCCACCGTGACGGAGCCGCCGAACGCGAAGTCGTCGGCCGCGACCGTCACCAGATCCGGGGCCGTGAATTTCAGACTCCCCCTCAGCAGCGTCCCGTCCGGGCCCGTCAGCGGCACCCCACCGGTGCTGACGGTGACGGTCTCCACTCCTGCAGGAATCGACATGCTGCCCCTCCCCTGCTACTAGATCTGCACCGACTGGTAGATCACTGGGAGTTCACGGCAGGAGCTGGCCGAGGGCTGCGCCCGCGACCGACGCGGCGCCGGACAGCCACCACACCCGGTACTCCAACGCCCGTATACGCGTCTCGTGATCGCCCAGCTGGGTGCCGTGGTTCTTGAGCGTCTTCAGATCGGCCCGGCACGCCTTGACCTCGTCGTGGACCTGACGCAGCTCCTGGTACATCTGCGCCGGGGTGATGACCACGCCCGGCTCCGGCGGTGTCACGGCCGGCCCTTGTCACCGTCAATGCCGAGAATGCGCCGGAAGTTAGCCAAGTCCGCGTTGAGCGCGTCCTGGTCGACCTTGAACCGGAGCGGGGCCGTGATGGGCTCTACGTACTGCGGCGGCCGGGCCCAGCCGAGCATGACGCCGGCGAGCAGCTGCAGCGGCCGCCAGCCGATCCGGTCCGCCGCCGCCTCGAGGACGCGGAACGCCGCGTAGTAGGCGGCCATGAGTCCCGCGCCGGCGGCCAGCGTCACCATCTCGCCGTCCAGGTGGAGTCCGGTCCGGGCGGCGAGCGTGAGCACCAGGCCGGCCGCGATCGGCACCAGGGTGCGCATGAGGGAGGTGAACAGGTTCATGGGTCAGCCCTTCACATCGAAACCGTATTTCTTGCCGAGACGGGTCAGGGAGACCCTGCCGGGGATGCCGTCCGCGGCCTTGCCGCGGTAGCCGTAGCGGCGCTGCAGGGCGGCGTACGCCTCGATGGTCGCGCTGCCGTAGTGCCCGTCCGCGTAGCGGGTGTTGAGGAGGCCTTCCGCCACCAGGGCGTCCTCCACCACCCTGGCCCCGGGATACGTGATGGGGGTTCCGAGGCGGGCGGGGTTGTTCCGCGCGGCCGCGACGAGCCGCGACAGGTCCACCACCGGGACCGGGGGCGGCGCGCCCAGGCGCTGGGTGATCCGGCCGCGCATCGCATCCATGGTGAAGCCGCGTGGGTCGATCTTCCCGGGCTGCCACTCGAGGTGTCCGATGACGGAGCGGGCATTCCAGCCGTGCGCGCGGCAGAGGGCGGCCGCGGCCTTCTCGATCGCCTCGAGCTGGACGGCCGGCCAGGGGTCTTTGCCGTCGCCGAGGTTCTCGCACTCGAAGCCGTAGAAGTAGCGGTTGCCGTCCGTGTCGGCTTCGTTGTCGGGCGGCAGCGGGCGCTCGGCGATGACCGCCTGGAGGACGTCGCCGTCGCCCAGGCCGGCATGCAGCGCGCGGCCGTAGCCGATCAGGTGCACGGTGCCGTCCTTGGCGATGACGCCGTGGCACAGCGGCCCCGGCAGACCCGCGTAGCCCTCCCGGCAGATCCGCACGGTATCCGCGGTGCCCTTGGTGACGGTGTGGTGGATCATCACGCCGTGCACAGGACCGAAGGGGCCTTTGTGGTTGCGGTTGTGTGTGCGCCAGTTGGCGACCTGAACGACGGTCAGGCCCTCGTCGAGCAGCGCCTGCAGGACGCTGCCCGCGGGCAGAGGCGGAGACATCAGCGGTCCTCCTTCGGGCATACGAAACGCCACGGCCAGTCGGCGCGGGGCGTTGGGTGGGGGCAGTGGGGGGTCAGCCGTTCTCGCTGATCCAGGTCGCGTTGACTCTGGGGTTGCTGTTGTTGGCGATCCCCTGGCTGCCTGACGTGGTCCGCAGCGTGATCAGACCGGAAGACCCGATCGTGGCACCGCCGTCGTTGGAGCCGTTGTCCCAGAAACTCTGCATGAATGCGGGGGGCCTCCACCCGGCAGGCAGGGTGACCATGGACGTGTCCGCGATGTTGCCGCTGCCTGCGGGGTTCTCAGCGATGGCTGCCCCGCTGCGGTTGCAGATGATGTCGATGGTGGTGATGCCGTTGACCTTGCGGCCGGAGAAGGCTGTCACGGAGAAACCGGACGCGGCGACCGCGCCGCTCGTGGTCGAGTCTTCCAGCGTGTTGTCGTTGAGCCGGTCGGCGGTGATCTTCATACCGGCAAGCCAGTTCGTCACGGGCTCCTCCTCACAGGGCGACGGTGGTGGGCTGGGCGAGGCGGACATCCGCCCCGGACGCGTGGGATTTGACGACGCCGTTGATGCTGCGGGTGACGCTGCCCGCCTGTGACAGTGCCGTGCCCGCGATCGAGTTGACCCTCATGACCTCGCCGCCCACGATCACGTCGAACGGGAAATCGTCGGGGTAGGTCGCGCTGTCCACCCACCGGGCCGAGTCGACCTGCGTCAGGATGTTCATGACGCTCGTCGTGCTGTCCATGGACCCGTTCAGGGTGGTGCCGTCGGTGTCCGCGCGAGCGTCATCGACGACAGCGACCGTCCAGGGCTCGCCGGGAGTGCAGTTGAACGTGATCTTCCAGGCGTCCGGGCCCATTTCCTCCGAGTAGCCCTGGATGATCAGGTCCACGTCGTCCGGCGGCAGGTCATCCGGCAGGTCGGTGATCCGGATCTTGTCGCCCACATCGGCGCGGAGGATGTTGTCGATCATCGCGTGGACGCGGGGGTTGGCCAGGTCCAGGACGAGCTTGGTGTAGCGGAGCCCGTCGAAGGTGCCCAGGTGCAGGCGCCAGTTGGCGTGCTGGGCGGGCTGTTCGTTGTCTTCCAGGCTCAGGGTGTGCTCGACGTCGTAGCGGCCCACACCGTCGGGCGGGTCCAGGACCGACATCCGCCCTTCCTCCAGCACGGCCACACCGCGCTCGCCGCCGTCCCTGTGCACGGTGACGTCGTTCTCGGTGAGCTTGTCGTCGTCGACCGGCTTGAAGGGCGCACTGATCACCCCACCGCTGTAGTCCAGGGTGATGGTGGGGGACTGGTTGTAGAGAGTGGCGTGGCCGCGGTAGACCAGCGCCCGCTCGTCGCGCTGTTCGAGGACGAATCCGAGGTCGGCCGTGGCCGCGGTGTCCAGCACGTCCAGGAATTTCTCCCGGCTCTGGACGCCGAGGCGGGTGTCCTCGTCCGCGATGCCCGCCGCCGAGGCGGTGACGCCCTGTTCTGCGGCCACGCGCAGGACGCGGGCGCCGGCGCGTTCGCCTGGGAATCCGGTGAGCGCGTCGTACACGTCGGCCGCGTCGGGGGCGGCCGGTCCCCAGTACGTCACGTAGCCGATGGATGGTGTGTCGTCGGTGACCGCGGCGAGGAACCATCCCGCGCGGACGCTACGGACGGCCTTGCTGACGACGCCGTAGGTGCCGCTGTCCCGGGAAACGCCGTCCAGGAACAGCTCCCAGTCGCTGTCGGAGGCGCCGGGTGTGATGGTGAGGCGGATGTGGTGGGGCGCGTCGGTGAAGATGCCGGCAGTGCTGATGGTGGACAGCAGTGATGCCGAGCTGCTGGATTCGGAGGCCGTCACGCCGAACAGCGTCACCTCATCAGACCCTGCGTCAAATCCGAGGGTCCATCCGATGCGCGGGTCGGCATCGGTGAGTTCACCACGGTCGGCGATGGTGAGGTCCTCGTCCGCGCCGATTCCGGACCGGAAGAAATCGACGGACCAGCCGGTCGCAGCACCAGCGTTGTCGGGGACGTATCCGAGGATCGTGCCGTCCGTCTCCGCCGGGATCAGCGCCACCGGCTCGATCCAGCCGGCCAGCGTGCCCTCAGACCACCCGAGGGCCGCCGTACCCGTGTCGATCTTGGGGACCATCGCAGATCCGCCGACCAGCGAATTGGCCACCGTGGCCTGGTCGCCGTCGGTCAGGGGCCAGCACTCGATCGGACCCGTCGCTTTGATGAAGCGCAACAGGGCGCTGTCGAGGGGCTTGTTGCCCGCGTCGAGGCGGCGCATGATCCCGGCCGGTGCGATGGACACGTACACGTTGTTGCCGGACAGGTCCCGGCTCGGCGGCCATGCGGGGACCTCACCGACCATCCGCACATGCGTGTTGGTGAGGCTGGCGTTGTCCCGCACGCTCCACACCAGGCCGCTGTCATCGGTGAACGAGGTGGCACCGACCCCGGCCACAGACGTATCGAGATCGACCGCCAGCGTGCCGTCGATGCCGTCCCGCAGCTGCAGACCGTATGCCCTGCCGCTTGCCCCCGGGTCGGCGAGTCCGGTGGACGAGCCGAACTCCAGCTGCGCGGCCCCGTCGAACACCGAGGTCGTACCCGAGGTGATGACGGGATCACCCAGCTGCTGCCAGTCGTCCTGGTCCAGGGTGCGCGCGTAGTAAAAGGTGGTCGTGTTGCCCGACGCGCCGTTGTCCACGTCCAGGGTGACGCGCAGAGCGATGCGCTGCCCGCTGTACGCGGGCACCGCCGCGGTGGACGTCACGGAGATGCGGCTGGCAAATGTGCCGTCGGGCGACCACAGGAAGAGCACGGCACCGCTGCTGTTGATGTCGAGCGCCCACGCCCGGTTGTCACCGGAGGTCTGATACCGGGCGGCCAGCTCCTGGGTGCTGCGCCAGGTATCCAGCGCCATATCGACCCGCAGGTCCAGGTCCCCGGTGACGGCGAGCTGCGCATCGTCGGGTGTGGTGATCGCATCGTCACCGCCGCCGGGCAGGTGAACCCACGGACTGCCCGCGTCGACCGAAAGGCGGATCGGGGTGTTACGGCCGATCTTCTCGAACAGTTCGCTGCCCGGATTACGGGGGCTGTAGGCGCCGCTGCGGTTGTCGATGACCGCCGACGCCTCGCCGGGATCCGTGCGCTTGCCCTCCGCGGACCGGCCGCGTGTGATGGTGACGGGGGCCGTCTGCCGCGTGTCGCGCGAGATGCTGTTCCACGCGCCGTCGAAGAACAGCTCGCCGGTGATTTCCGGGGGAAGGGATACCACGGCTCAGCCCTCCCCGAAGCGGACGACACTGCCGCCGGCCTTGAGACGTACGGTCTCTTTGAAGAATTCCGTGAAGGCGTTCTGACCGCCGGTCACGTCGAGCTCGACCCGCGTGACCATGGGCTGCATCTTGCCGACAGACGGTGCCCGCATGCCCCCGGGTGTGTTGAGCATCTGCTCCAGCTTGGACAGCGGCAGGACCACTTCCCGCTCCCGGCCCTCGCCGATCATCGCGAGTGTCGGCCCGGTGGTGATGCCGCCCTGGGCGAGGTAGGGGATGTCCGGGGTGTGCAGCGTCAGGGACGGGATGCTGACGCCCATGATCGAACCGCCGCCGATGGTGAAGCTGAGCGAATTCCACTTCCAGATCAGGAAGTTGACCGCGCCGATGAACGAGTCTTTGATTCCGTCCCACATGCCGCTCGAAGCCTTCGCGATCCGGCCCGGCAGACCCTGGACGAAGGACACGACCTTGCCGAACCAGCCGGCGACCTTCCCCGGGATGCTCGACAGCGTGCCGATCACGCCCATCACCCGGCGTACCGAGCCCATGGTGTTCCTGACGATCCAGTTCCACGCCCCGCCGATCTTCCCCATGATCCAGTTCCAGACCTGGGAGACCTTGCGGGTGATCCAGCCCCACGCATCACTGAGCGCGCTGACGATCGCGTCCCAGACCTCGAGGGTCTTCTCCTTGACCAGATCCCACTTGATGATGATCAGCGCGATGATCGCGATCAGGGCGATGATGCCGAGGATGATCCACGCGACCGGGTTGGCCAGCATGGCGATGTTCACCAGCCAGATCACGGCGGCCATGATGCCCAGGGCGACCGCCAGCCCCAGCACGATCGGGACCAAGGTCGTCATGAGGCCCTTGTGCTCCTTCATGAACCCGGACACCTTCAGCAGGATCGGCAGCAGCGCCTCACCCAGGCCCATGGACAGCTGCCGCATGGCCGCGTCCATCTGCTGCGCCGGGTCCTTCTCCATGTTGTCCGTCAGACCCTTCGACGCCCCGGCCGCCTTGTCCATGCCGGTGGCCGCTGCGGCGGTCGCCGGGTCGAGCGCGAACAGTGCCTCGCCCATGACGTTCGCCGGGTCGCCGAACAGGGCGGCGGCGGCGTTGAGCTTGACCTGTTCGTTCTCGGTGCCCCGCAGGCCATCCATGGTCATCTGAAGGGCCTTCTCCGCTGAGGCGCCACCGGCGCCGATCAGCTTGGCCATGTCCTTGCTGCTCAGGCCGATGCTCTTGAACGCGTCGTCCACGGCCGTACCGCCCGCCAGGGCACGCTCGCCGAACTGCCCGATACCGTCGGCGACCTGGTCAAGGTCCCGCGCGCCGGCCGCCGCAGCCTGCGCGAGGAGCCCCATGGAGGTCTGCCCGTCCAGGCCGACCCGCCGGAACTGGGTGGAGTACTCATTGATGGTCGGCAGGAGGTCGTCCCGCAGGTGGGCCGGGACTTGCTGCATGGCCTGGGTGACGAGGTCGAATCCCTCGGTGGCGTCCTTGACCAGCCCGGTCTTGATGAGCTGGCCCACCGCGCCCGTGGCTTCGGCCACGTCCACCTCGAAGGTTTTGGACAGCCCGAGCGCGGTCTTGCTCATGGACTCCAGCTCGGCTTCGGTGAAGTCGGCGAGGTCACCGATGCCTGAATGCACGCCGCCGAGAGCCGTGTTCACGTCGTCCAGTGACTCGCCGAATCCGGCGGAGAACACGTCACCCGCCACGCCGCCCGCGCGCTCGGCTTCGGCCTCGGTGAGTCCGAGCTGGTTCTGGAGCTTGTTCTGAGCCGTGGTGATGTCCATGGCCGCGCTGAGACCGACGGCGAAGACCCCGCCGGCGAGAGCGCCCGCGGCCGCGGCCGGGCCCGCCAGGCTGTCCAGCTTGCTGGTGACCTGGTCTGCGCCCTCGTCCACGCCCGAGGAGTCCATGCCGATACGGACGAGGAGTTCATCGAGCAGTGCCATCAGACCCCCTTACGCGCGCTGTGTCCCGTTGCTCGTAGTGCCGCTGGATGCCCATGACGGCGGCCAGGAGTTCACGGCCGGTCTTACGGGGCTTGGCGTTGCGGCTCCACTGGATCAGGTGGTCTTTCAGCTTCGGCTTCTTGCCCTTTTTCATGTGGGGGGCGGCCACGTCCATGCCGAGCCGGGCGAAGAGGAGATCGAACCTTTGCGGGGTGAGGGGCCCGTAGAGGTTCTGATACGCCGTCAGGCGGATGATCTCCTCTTCCGCGAGCCGGTCCAGTACCTCACTCGGCGCCCACTGGAAAGCGATGGCCAGGTCGTACTGAATTCTCAGCTCTGGCCGTCGCCGAAATCCTCCTCGGCGTCCTGGACCTTCTGCGTGAAGTCCTTGTCGTCGTCCGACAGGTACTTGACGAGATTGAACAGGCCGTTGACGATTCCGGCGCTGCGCTTGGAGAGGATGGAGATTCCCTCACGCAGATCGCGGAAGACCAGCTCGTCGGTTTCCTGGTCGTAGAGGGCCTTGGCGACGATCTCGGCTTTGTTCGACCGGATGTGCACTTCCATCCCGGACGCCTGGTCCCGCCTGGTCATCTTCGAAAGCTTGTTCTGGTACGCCTCCCAGTCCCCGGAGGGCAGACCGCAGACGCGGAACTTGACGCCGGGTGCCCATTCGGGGATCTCCACGTCGTCCTGGAACTTGATGTCTGTCGCGTCGCGGATGAGGTCCTTCAGGCTTGTCACGGTCAGCTCCCCGTCTGGGTGAGGACCGGCTTGCCGGAGATCTTGAAGGTGACCTCCCTTTCCATTTTGTCGTCGTGCGGGAATTCGTCCCCGATGTCGGTGATCAGGCCGGCGAAGTCCCAGGTGTGCTCCTCCGCATCGCCAGGCAGGATGAGGACCTGGTAGTCGCGCAGGGCGTCTTCCTCGAAATCGTCGTCGAGTGCTTCGTGCGTGGTCGCACCCGGGTCGTAGTTCAGCGTGATGGTGACCTCGCCGCCGTCCTTCAGCCCCTTCACGAACTCCCGGTACTGGTCCGGCGAATCGTGCGCCGTGACCTCGATGGCCTCACGCGACCGGCTGGGGCCGGAGATGTCGGAGACGTTGGCGATGACACCGAAGCTGCCGGCGCCGGTGGTGTCCCGGAGGAACTGTGTACCGAATGCGTCCTGACCGGCCATGTCACTCTCCCAGCTTGAAGATGGCGACGGTCACGGACGTGACAGCGTCGTAGGTGATCGCTGCCCGCCCGGTCGAGCCCCGGAAGATGTTGGTCAGCGGGATGATTCCGTACTCCCCTGCGGCCACCACCAGCGTGGCGTCGGCGATGGCGTGGCCGTCGGCCGTGCCCGGGGTGGCGATGGTGGCGGTGTGGGGGGACGCGTCGCCGTTCGCCAGGAACAGGAACAGGCCCGGCCCGACGGGCGCGGTGTCCCCGCCGGCGGCCGCCGCCGCGGCTTCTCCTTCGATGTCCGCGATGCCGTCGACGGACGGCACGGTCACTGCGTCGAGTGCTGCCATGAGTTCTCCTGGTTCTGCGTATGCCGATGCCCCGGGCCGTCGCGGCCGGGGACAGGTTGCCGGGCTGGGGGTCAGGCGGGCGGCTGTTCGGTGACCACCCGGTAGCGGAGCACCACGTGCCGGATGTCGCCCGGGGGTTCGGGGTCGGTCAGCGTCTGGGAGAACTCATGACGCGTCACGATGTGATCCAGTCCGGTGATGGTGAGCGGCTGGTGATCGAGGAGCGCGGTGATCTTCGCTCCGATGGCCAGGGCCTGGGCAAACCCGCGGTACTGCGACCACACGTGCAGGGTGATCACGGTCTCCCGGCCGAACCGGTCATGGGAGTTGTCCGGCGTCTCGATCGCCTCACCGATCGTCACGTACGGGTAGACGTCGTCCTCGGGCGGGTAGTCGAACACGCCGCTGATCGTGTCCATCAACGCCGCGTTGCCGGTGAGCAGGGTGTAGATGGCCTGCTGCACCGGGAGCATCGGAGCCGGCGCGCTCACCGCAGGACCCTGCGCACTTCCTCGGTGAGCCGCGCCCGGTAGCGTCCCCGCTCCGCTTCGAGCGCCGGGCCGAGCGCCGGCTGGGCGGGGGCCCGCCGGGTGCCGACCTCGAGGAAGCGGGCGTAGTAGTCGGGGTCGTCGAACCAGCCCACCTTGGCGGTCAGCCCATCGTCCTCGTACTTGATGTCGACCTTGTCGTGGAGGTTGCGGGTGTCCTTGGCGACGTCGCGGCGGGTGTCTTCCTTGACCGCCTCAGCCGCCTCCTTCACTGCCTTCTTGAGAGCCTCAACGATCTCGTCCGACAGATCCTCGAGCTGGCCCCGCAGCCGGGCCGCACCCTGGATCTGCACCGTCATCCCCGAACGTGCCATCGCCCCTGCCCCCTTCCTCGAAGCCGCGTCACCGGGTGCGCCGCAGGTGGTTGCGGATGATGTGGAGCTCGGCGGCGACCGCGAGCTGTGCCCACACCAGCCGCTCCTCGGCGGGCAGCTCCGGGTCCTCGGCGTGCTCCTTGCACTCGTGCGCCTCGCTGGCCACGTACCGCCGCCGGGGTGTGTCCTTACCTGCCTGTCCGGTCATGGGCGGTCTCCTCCTGTGTGGTCGCGAGCAGGGCACGCATGGCGTGCGGGTCGGATCGTGCGTCGTGGTAGCGCTGCCACAGGGCACGGCTGTCCGTGGATCCCCAGCGTCGTGTGAGGCGTTGCTGGGGCGGGTGCCACAAGTGCCACAGCGGCGCGGTGCCGCGCCACGGCGGACCGGCCAGCGCCTGCAGTGCGAGGGCCCATGCCTGGTCTTCCTGGCCCCAGCCGGCGAACCGCGGATCGAGGGGGATGCGGTCGTAGGTGGCGCGCGGCAGGACGGTCATGCCGCCGCCGGCGAATCCGGCGTAAGGCGGCTGGGCGAGCGTGGGCCGCTCGGTGATGGCCCCGCCGTGCAGGAGCGCGGTGGTGGCCTGCTCGTCGAGGCGGTGAACCTTGTCGTGCGGGATCGCCCACGCGGCGCCCTCGACCACCGCGGTGACGGTCTGCAGGACTCCTTCGCACCACACGTCGGCGTCCGCGAGGACCAGCACGTCACCGCTGGCATCGGGCAGTGCCGCGGCGATCGCGGCCGCTTTGCACCACGGCCCGTCGCCGGCGCTGCCGGTGACGAGCTGCCAGCCGGGGAACCGGTCCTGCCAGCGTGCGCTCGCCCAGGCCCAGGCCGCATCCCGGTGCCCGCCATCGCCACGCCAGGGCACGACGACCGACACGCTCACGCTCACGGCTTCCACCTCCGGCACAGCTGCCGCAGCTGTGCATGCGCCTGCGCTTTGTCCTGCGGGCTGATGGTGTGCGAGTGGCTGCCGGGGTGCTGCCGGTAGACGAAACCGGCCCTGGTGGTGGGGGCGAACCGCGCGCCGAGGTGGGCGAAGCCGACCCACAGCGCTGATTCGATCCAGTCGTTGACGGTGATGTAGGGGCGCTGCTCCCACAGCGACCGGCGGAACGGGGAGGCGGACAGGGCGCCCTGGTGGCCGCGCAGGATCCTCTTGCGGGACACGGACGGAAACAGCACCTCGCGCCCGTCCTTCAGCGCGCCGAGCGAGACCACATCCGCGTCGCCTGCCACGCGCGCGACGTCGGCCACCGCATGTGGCAGCAGCATGTCGTCAGCGTCCAGGTGCATCACCCACTGTGTCTCGGTGGCGGCCACCGCCCGGTTTCGCATGGCGCCCATACCCCCGTAAGGGGACGAGATGATCTGCCAGTTCAGGCCGGAGGCGGCCAGCGCCTCGCGCGCGGGGCCGAGGTCCGACGCGCCGGCGTCGAGGATCGTCACCAGCTGGGGGCGTCCGCTCTGCGCGTCGACCGAGGCGACCCACTCGGGCAGGAAGCGGTCGTAGTCGCCCCACACGGTGGTGACGACCCCGAGCCTCAATCCAGGCTCCCGATGGCGTACAGCGGGCGGAGCTTCTTGCTCTTGTAGCCGTGCGTGCGGGCGATGACCCTGCCGCCGAGACCGGCGGCCGCCGCCGGAATCTGCGGACAGTGCGCCACTGCCTTGGGCAGGACCTCGTTCGCCGAGGCCACCTCGATAAACAGCATCCGGGCCTGCTTCTGCAGCTGGGCCAGCATCTGCTCCCACCACGTCACGTGGTGCAGCACCGACAGGCACAGCACCACATCGAAGGAGCCCAGCGCTCGCAGCGTGGCCGGTGTGAGGCGTTCGCACACCGCCCGTACCCGGTCGTCGTCGGCCTCCGCCAGTGCCAGTGGCAGGCCCCGCCAGTTGTCGACCGCCGTACACGAGGCGTCGAAGTCCTCGGCCAGGCGCAGCGAGAAGTAGCCGTTGTACGCGCCGAGGTCGAGGACCGTGAACCCTCGCCGGCCCTGCAGCTGCCCGGCGATCGCCTCATACCTGGGCGCCGCCTTGCGGATCGAGGTGCCGGCCTCGCGGCCGCCCACCCACCGCGGTTGATACTCCATCACGCCCTCCAGCGCATACGGATCGAGAACTTCTGTTGGGATCCCCACCACTGCGGGGTCAGTCCTTCGTGGATCTCAGGCACCGGCACGCCGGAGGCCTCGGGGCCGTGCAGGTCGTACGACAGCTCCGCCGCCCTTTCCAGAGCGGTCTCCCAGTCGATGAGCAACGGGGCGCCGTCCTCGCCCTGGACGATGTTCTTGACGTGGACGTCCCGGTGATGCACGCCCTGCGCGTGCAGCGCCTCGAGGAGTTCTCGCAGCGCGGCGGCCGGCTGCCACTGCGGGAGCTGGCAGGCGGTCGGCCGTGTTTCCAGGACCAGCGCCGGGCCGTCGAGGTCGATCAGGCGTGGCCCGGCCCACGGCAGCCGCTGGTACCAGGCGGCCTCGGCGGCCGCCGAGGCCGGGTCCGGGTAGCGCTTGACGGTGTGGCACCGGTTCACCGTCACAACCGCGCGCCGTCCCATCGTCAGCCAGCCCCGTGCGGGTCAGCCATCGTTCTCCTCCTCGGCCTGGATCAGCTGGCCCTCGCACTTGCGGTAGCGGGTGCTGCTCGGCCCGACCACCGACAGCACCCGCCACACCTGCCCGGTGCCGGCGTCGCGCAGTTCGTCCCCGCGGCGGACGTCGGCGGTGGGCAGCAGGTAGATGCTGTGGGTGTGCTTGGAGTTCGCCTGCTGCGCAAGGATCCGCTCGGAGGCTGAGGGCTGGTCCACCTTGGCCCGCACATCGTCCGGCTGCTGTACGAGGGTGGTTTCCTGCCCGCCTGCTCCGTCGTCCTGCGTGGTCGGCCGCCACACCTGCAGGGCGCGGTTGAGCCAGTGCCCGATCACGTGCGCGCCAGGTAGTAGCCGAGAGTTTTCTTGTCGGCGTCGGTGAGCTCCATGCCCAGGGCCTCGGTGGCGAAGGAGCGGGAGTGGTCGCCGAGCGTCTCGGACTGCAGCAGGCCGGGGTTGCCCCACCCCGCGGACGCCAGGCGCAGCACGATGCGCCGCACTCCCTTGGGGATGGCCGCGTACCCGGCGGTGTAGACGACCTCGGTGGACCGGTCCGCCGTCGGCCACCACGCGCCCACCCGGGTCAGGACCCCCGCCGCGGACCAGGTGAAGTCCTCATCCGTGCCCTCGGTGAGGACCTCGTCATCGGCATCGTCCCTGAGCCAGGTCACCGAGGCGACGGCAGTTACGGGCCAGCGGGGCAGGATGAGCTTGCGCGAGCCGGTACCCGGAGCATCGGGCCACCGGTCACCGCCCGTAGGCCCGTCCAGGATCACGGTGTCCTCCGACTGCTCGAGCGACTGGCCGGTCTCGTCCTCGATCGCGCCCTCGGCGAGCTCGATGAGGAGCTCCGCCTGGTCGGTCTCCTCGTCGGTGAAGGCGTCGGGGTGACGCATGAACAGGCGCAGCTGATTGGCGGTGGCGTACGCCATCACGCATCACCCTTCTCTACGGCTTGACGCGGCCCTTGGCCCGCAGCACGGCCACACCGAACGTGGCGTCACCGGCGCCCTTGTCGGTGGCCAGCGCGCGGATGTAGCGCTTGGTGCCGTGGTAGCCGATGACGGTGATGGTGTCGGCGACCACGTCGACGAGCTCGGTGCCGTCCAGGTCGGCGTCGGCGACGTCGGTGAAGTCCCCGCTGGTGGTGGTGTCGGACTCCTGGACCTCGATGTCGAAGTCGTCGTTGGTGACCGCGGCGACGTCGATGATCACGGCGGCCGCGTCGAAGTTGGCCAGGTCGACCGCGTCGCCGGTCTGGGTGGTGGAGTGGACGCCGGGCGCGATGGTGCGCACGAGGCTCACGTGGTTCTTGATGTCGTTCCTCATCGGTGCTTCCTTCCCGGCCCCTGGGGCCGAAGCGTGTCGGTCAAGGGGGGGCGGGTCAGCTGCCGGAGACGTCGTCTGACTGCAGGCGGACGAACGGCTCTTCGAGCACGGGCATGGCGTCGACCTCGGCGCGGCCGATGAACCCCACCTGGTTGGTCTCCGCGTACAGCTCGACCAGGCGCTGGATCTCGAAGTTCAGCGCATCGACGATCCAGTAAAAGCTGAAGTCGCCGATCATGCCGAGGTAGGCGTCGTCGGTGAACGCGCTCGGCGCGAACTCGGAGACGATGAACGGCACATCGATGATCGTGTCGGGCCGGTCCCCTGCCAGGCCCGGCATCCACAGGTACTGGCCGTCGCTGTCCTTCAGCTTGCGGATGTCCCGGATCACGTTGCGGTGGAACAGCCACTTCGCCTTCGGCCAGTATTGCGGCTTGAGCGTGTACTTGGCGGTGATCAGATCGTCGCCCGCGTTGCCGGCGGTCACGTTGACCAGGGCCGTGGCGTCGGTGGAAATGTTCACGTCCCGGGAGGTGGAGATCCCGTCCGCGGACGCGGTGAACAGACCGAGCGGCTTCTGGTTGCCGTCGCCGGTCATGAACGCGGCTTCCTGCGCGGTGGCGTGCCGGTAGGCCATACGCTCCCGGACGATGGCCTCCGGACCCATGCTCGAGGCGCGCAGCAGCTTGCGGGACACCTTGACGCGCTTGGCCAGCGGGTGCGGCCGCAGTTCGCGCTTGCCGAACCTCAGTGCATCGTCCTGGCTGCCGGTGCCGATCTCCGAGGTCCACGTGGCGTCGGCGAGGTCCGTGTCCAGCGTCGGGATGCCGAGGGACTCGGCCATCGTCAGGCGCTGCACGGTGGCCAGGCCGCGCAGCGGCATGGCGTCGTCGATGTTCTGCAGCAGCTTTTGCACGAACTGTTCCGGCGCGACGAGGAATCCGCCCTCGGGGTCGTTACCGGCATTCAGCGCGCGGGCCTGCCGCTCGCTCAGCGCGGCGCGGCCGCCGAGGAAGTAGGCGCGCAGCGCCCCCATCGCCTCGTCGCCGTCGCGCGTGCCCGGGCCGGCCGGGTCGCCGGGCTCGTCGCCGGCGGCGCGGCGGTCATCGTCGCGCAGCCGCTCGGCCCGCTCGATCGTGGCGTCGACCTTGTCACGCTCGTTGAGGAGGTTGTCGAACTTGGTCTCCTCCTCCGGCGTCATGCTGCGGCCGGCGGTCTGCGCCTCGTCCATGATCGCGGCGGCTTCGGCGCCGAGCTTGGTGCGCTGAGCGCGCAGCTCCCTGATCTTCATGGGGTCTTTCCCTTCGGAGTGTGGCGTGTGCCCCGCGCGGCTGCGCGGCGCGGGGGGTCAGATACCGGCGAGCCGGCGCATCCGCTCGAGCTGGGCGGCGGTGTTCACAGAGCCGGGCAGCGCCTGGCGCTCGTCGTCGTCCTCGTCGTCCGCGCCACCGGCGGCGTCGAGGAGCTCCTGCAGGGCGGTGACGGCATTCGAGACCAACGTCTTGTTCTTCTTGGACAGGACCGCGCCCGCCCGCTCGAGGCCGCCGAGTGCGCGGACCAGCTCGAGCTCGCGGCCGGACTCGACGACGGCGTTGGGGTCCATGGGCAGCGGCACCGCGGAGACCTCGAACAGTTCCCAGCCCTCGGGTACGCCGGCGTCGTCGATGTTCCAGACGTCGAAGCCGATGGAGAAGGCGTTCATCATCTTTTTGCGGTACTTACGTTCGACCGTGCGGGCGAAGTCGTCGTCCTGGTCGAAGCTGATGTCCATCTTCAGCGCGTCGCCGTCGATCCAGGTCTTGTCCGAGCGGCCGATCGGCAGCGACTCGCGGCCCCAGTATTGGTGGCCGTAGCCAACCACCGGGTTGGCGTCGAAGCGGCCGAGTTCGGCGCCCTTCATGGTGAGGTTCAGGCCGTCGCCCTTGCGGCCCTCGGTGGCGGCGACGATCGTCAGCGGCTTGCCCGCCGCGTCGTCCCCGCCGTCGTCGTCGGCGCGCAGCACGTAGCCGCGCAGGTAGTGCCGCGTCATCGGTCCCTCCCGGGTGTCTTGGTCTGGCGGTCGCGCGGCGTCTGCTGCTGCCGTGCGGGCTGGAACGTGGCGGGGCATCGCCCGCAGGGTTCGCCGGTGTGCCACCAGGCGCCGGACTGTCCGTGCTCGGCGGCGGCGCCGCATGCCGAGCAGGTGCCCGCCTCGGTCTGGCCGCTCATACGGGCATCACCTGGCAGTTGCAGCCGGCGTGTACGGGCGGGTGGAAGGTGTTGCGCTTGGCGACGAGCTTCTCGCCGTCCTCGTCGCCCTCGATCTCGTCGCCCTTGGCCACGAACGGCTCCTCGATATCCGTGGTGCGGCCCTCGAGCTTGTTGCAGTACGGGCAGTTCTTCCCGACGGTGACCCACTGGACTTGCTTGACGCCGGCCTCCCGCCACGTCTCCCTGGCGGCAGCGTTGGGCAGCTGGTTGGCCTCCCAGCGGGCGACCTTTGCGGGCTTGTCTTCCTGCCACTTCGCGAGGCGGGCGAGGACGCCGGCGACGATGTCGTCCGCCGTGTCGCCTTTCTCCGTCACGTTGCGCAGCTGCCCGAACGAGCTCGCGACTTGGTAGGCGACGTGGGCGAGCGCGTACGCGCGGGCCCACACGGACAGGTCCACGTCGTCCTCGTGGCCGACTTCGTCGGCCGCGTCGGCGGCGACGTCCGCGGCGAACAGGCCGAAGAGCGGCACCCACAGTGCGGTCATCGCCTCGGCGACCGGCCCGTCCGCCGCGTACAGCGTGCCGAGGCCTGCGAGGAACGAGGACACCGAGCGGGTGCCCAGGCGTCCGCGTCCGGGCTCGAGATGCTTCTCGAGCAGGGCGGTGACCTTGTCCGATTCCAGCGCCACGATCTCGGCCACCGAGGCCTCGATCTTCGGCCCGTACTGTTCGGCGAGCGTGGCCCGCAGTGCCAGGCCGCGGCCGCCGCGCAGCAGACGCGCCCTGCGGCCCGCGTCCGACTCGAGCGCCGCGGCGCTGCGGCCGGCGGGGACCATGTTGAGCGGCACCAGGTAGGCGTCTCCGCCGTCGACCGGGTTTTCGTTCTCCTTGTCCCGCACGTCGTTCGCGGACAGCCAGCCCCACTGGCGGCCGATCGCGTAGGCCGCGTAGCGGGCGGCCGTGTCGCCGCGCAGCAGCGAGTCGACGAGGTGTTCGGCGAAGAACGTCGCCCGTTCCTCGGTCAGGAGCAGCTGGGTGAGGATCGCCTGCTCCCACCGTACGAGCCAGATGTTCAGCGCGGAGGTGACGTAGTCCAGTTGCTGTTGCTCGATGTTGGAGAAGGTGGCCCGCTCGAGGTCCTGGATTTTGTGTGAGGGGATGCGCAGCCAGCGGGCCATTTCGGTGACCTGCATCTTGCGGGTCTCGAGGAACTGGGCGCTGTCGTTGGGGATGCCGACCTGCTGCCAGGTCACGCCTTCCTCGAGGATCGCCACGCGGTGGGCGCGGTCGATGCCCTTGTGGATGTTCTCCCAGTCGGTGGCCATCCGCTTGCGTGCTTCGGGGGACAGGTTCCCTGGGTGGGACAGTGCGCCGCCGGGCGCGGATCCGTTGGAGAAGAACTTGGCGCCGTGGTGCTCGGTGGCCAGGCCCAGGCCGATCGCGTTGGCGGCGAGGTCGACGACGGGGTAGCCGCGCACTCCGTCGAATCCGAGGCCGGCGATGTGCAGGACCTCATCGTCCAGCAGGGTGGCGTGGATGTTGTTGACGTCGTCGCGGTACTGGTAGACGCGCCGGAACCGGCCCGGGCCCGTGCGCCGGACGTGGATCTGCAGCCGGTCCGGGCGCAGCGGCCAGATCTCCTCGATCACGCCGGTGCTCTTGTTGGTGACGACCTGGGCGACGCCGTTGCCCCACGTCAGGGCGTGGCCCTGCAGCGTCTCGCGCAGCTGCACGCTGGTCATCATCGGGTTGGGCTGGTCGTGCAGCACGGTGTACAGGGGGTGGGTGCGGGCCCGTTGTTTGCCGCGGGGCTCGAGGCGTTCGTACAGGAACAGGGGCAGGCCGGCCAGGTCCTCGCTGATGACGCGTACTCCGGCGAAGAACGGGGCGTACATCAGGGCGGTGTCCTGGTCGACGCGTACGCCGGCGGAGTTGGCTACGTCGCCGGTGAACCAGTCCTCCACCCATTTCTCGGGGGTGGCGATGCCGGAGAGAGGACCGGCCGAGGCGCGGGCTACGGAGCGCAGGAATCCCATACTCATCCACCCCCTGTCTTGGTCTTGATGAGTTCGGCGGTGCGGGCGGCCCGCTCGGCGGTGACCGCGCCGACGATGCCGATGCCCAGCAGGACCAGGCCGGCGACGGCGAGGCCCAGCCAGGGGGCGAGCAGACCGAGGCCTGCGCCGAGGCCTGCGATGCCGAGTACGGCGAGGACATCCCAGCGGTCCACCCGCCACCTCCAGTTGGTTACAGGGCCATGCTCTGCGTCTCGTACACGCTGGGTGCGGGCAGGCCGCGCATCTGTCCGTCGATGGCGAAGAACCAGGCGGGCAGGCCGTCGATCCGCTTACCGGACTTGTCGCGGTTGGGCTTGACCGGGCGGATCCGGTCGGGGTCGTCCGTCGGCGACTTACTTTCGATGTTGTCGGCCATCCACCGGGCGACGGGGTTGCCGTAGTGCGCGTACTCGCGCGCTTTCAGTCCGCGCATGCATTCGGCCATGGGCGGTGTCATCCGGCTGTAGGTGGTGTTCGACTCGACCATCTCGAGGCGGGTGCGCTTGACGATCTCCTGCCGTACGGGCTCGCCGCACCACTTGTCGTAGGTGACATCCACGATCCGGAACCGGTTGTGGTCGGTGACGATGTCGTCGTAGATCTGGTCGTAGTCGATGGTGTCGCCGTCGGTCAGCGTGATCCAGCCGTCCCGCGCCCACTCGGAGAACTTGCCGCCGGTGTGCTCGTCCAGGTGCGGGGCGATGGACTCCGGTGCCCAGAACCGCCACAGCACGCTGCCGTCGGTGAACAGGCACGTCCACGCGGTCAGGTCCAGCTTGCTGGACAGGTCCAGGCCGGACCAGCAGCGCATCCCCTCGAGCCGGCCCGTGATCCAGCCCGGGTTGGGGGCGATCTCGCGGGCGTTGAGGTCCCACAGGTCCATCGAGATCCAGCGCGTCACCTGGGACACGCGCTGGTTCAGGCGGAACTGCCTGAACCCGTTCTCCTTCGAGAGGCTGGTGCGGGCCTCTTCCGCGTCCTCCCGCAGAGACTGGACCGACAGGAAGTCGCCCAGGCCCGGATTGGGCCAGGCCCAGTTCGCCTCGTCCCACGGGTCGGTCGACACGGGGAGTTCGGGGCGGGCGGGGAACAGGCGCCAGAGCCGCTCGAGCTCGTCGACGGTGCGCGGCATCTTCCGCACGTACGCGAAGTGGTGCGGTGAGCGGGCCGGGTCCTCCATGACGCGGTCGGCCTCGTCGATGAACTCCGCGCCGAAGGAGGCCTGGTCGGATGTCTCGGTGGTGATGGCCAGCATCAGCGCCTGCGTACGCGCGCCGGCCGCGGTGGTCATCGCCTTCCACAGGGAGTCGTCCGGCTGGGACAGGACCTCGTCCAGGATGAAGCAGTGCGGGTTGTGGCCGAGCTCCGAGTCGGCGTCGGCGGGGATGACCTCGTAGTGGCTGCCGGTCTTCTCGTCGACCAGGCGGCGCTGGTTCTTGATGTGGGTCAGCCGCTTGGCGAGGACCGGCGACTTCTTGACCATCTTCGTGGCGGGCTCGAACACCTTGCCCGCCTGGCGGGTGTTCTTCGCCGCGCCGTAGACCTCGGCGGATTCCTCGCCGTCGCCGCACAGCATGTAGAGCGCGATCCCGGACAGCAGCGCGGACTTGCCGTTCTTGCGTCCCATGACGACGGTGGCGCGGGTGTAGCGGCGGACGTAGCGGCCCCACTGCTCGGACCAGATCACCTCGCCGAACAGCGGCCGGATGATCTCGTGCTCCTGCCACGGCGCGAGGACGAACTGGTGGTTCGCCATCGCGCCGGCGGGGTGGACCAGGAGCTCGCGGAAGAAGGCGACGACGCGGTCCGCGCGCGGCTCGCAGTAGTGCGCACCGGAGCGCGTGCAGACCTTCTTGTCGAGGGTGTAGCCGCAGCGGCCGCCGCGGCGGGAGCGCGGCCGCCACCGCTTGTGGTGGTCGATCCGCAGCGTACGGCGCCGCCGGCCGGGGCGGGTGGCGGCCTTGCTGCGGGCGGGCCTGGTGGTGGTCCGCGGAGCCATGGCAGCCTCCCCGCATCAGGACAGTAGGCGCTCCGCTCCCATGCCGTCGTCCTTACCGCCGATCTTCAGCTGCGCGCGGTCGCTGGGCGTGAGCCCGAACCGGGCGCCGTATCGCTGCACCTGGGCGTCCGCGGCGTCGAGCGCGAGGAGCCACGGGCTCTTGCTGAGGCGGACGCCGGTCTGTTCGCCGTTCTTGTTGTAGACCGGCTGCTCGATGACGGCGCCCTCCTCGGCGACGTGCACGGCGGCGTCGCGCCGGCGGGCCACCGCGTCGCACCAGTTGGCGAAGGCCTCGGTGTCCCAGGCGGTGAGCACGCCCTTGGACTCGAGGTCGCCGGCGAGCCCATCCCACACCTCGAGGGCGTCGTCAGACAGCCAGTCGGGCGGCAGGACATCGGCGGCCGCGGGCTGCGGCTCGGCCGTGTTGATCCGGTCCTTGCGGTCACCGTGCAGCACCCGCAGCTGCGTCGGCTTCGGCGCCGGTCCACGCTTCCCCATGATCATCTCCGGTCACACTCGGTTACGGCGGGGGCCCGGTTACGGCGGATCCGGAAACCTGTCAGAGCGAGAGGGGGCTCCCCCCCGCGTTCCGACCCCCCTCAGGGCCAGAAATGATCATGCCCCTCCCCTTACGTTCCGTCAGAACGGAGGAGCGTCGTTCCAGCCGGCGGGCTGGTGCTTGGCGGTCTCCTTGGAGTGGCACGAGTGGCACAGGCCGCGGCCGTAGGCCGGGTGGTTGTCGTCGAG